GCGTCAAAACCGTTTACCTTTCTAAAACGAACAGTGTTTCCAGAAGTCCTGCCATGACTGACCTCTCTCACCGTGATAACCGCACTTCCCGAGGATCCAGATGTAAACGGGTCTTTCAGTAAAATTCGTTCTAGCGCAGGCTCTGTTCTGTCCGGTCTAGCATCCGCCAACGCCTGTGGATCTGTTCTAGAACGAAAAGGGCCTAACTGTTCATGTTTGGGTTCAAACTCGTCTTTACCTACAAGAAGACCGTTCCACTCTCGACGCATGTCTCTGTACCGGTATCGAAGACCGGACCGGTCTGATACAGCGTAAGCATTCTTTCCCGTAGCAAACTTCGACATCAGTTCACTCTAAAATATTGATAGTTGGGAACAACATTGAACGACGCCCTGTCCCGATCTTCTGTCATCGCTCTTTGGAACTCTTCTTCGTATACCGCTTTCAAAAGCTGAAGACGCTCTGGAGCTCGTTTCATGGCTATGTAGTATGCCAGACCGGCAGCTAAACAAGGGTAGAACCGGAAGGGGACTTCCAAAGTATTAGTAGCTGAATCCGCATCTTCTATGCGAGTTAGAGCGTTGTAGTGAATTACATCTGTGCTGTTTTCAGGCGTGGGCCACAACTTCAAAGAAGGCGTGATTTGACGATCCAAAAAGAACTGCGCCGGTCGCCCCTCTGTGGTTTTAGTGGGAATGTTCTGATAAGCGTCCCGACTTATGCGTTCTAAAGAAAAATCGGTGCCGCTACGACGAACTACAGCAGACAAAATGTCAATTACATCTGTTCCCAGCGAATATGCGGAGGTGCCATCCGTAACAGTTTGTGTGCGCTCCACGATGGTCCATTGGTTCAACCCACGGTTGGCCCACTCTGCCAGCATTAGGTTCAAAGATCGACGCGCTGTTTTGAGATCATAACCAGTGCGAACCTCAAGTCCACACCGCTCAAAAGCCTCTTCAATGTAGTCAGATACGTCTAACTCAAAGTCAGTGCTGCCCGAAGTTGTCATTACTCTTTCTCCGCATACAGATTATCAAAAATCTGATTTACATCCATGGTATAGTCTAAATCCGATTTTGAATAGTGTATGTGTTGAGAGGGTAGGAAGTCTGGCGGACCGTCACCGGTTTCAAACCACGCAGGATGTGTCACTCGCACACGATTATTAGGCAGAGCAACTATGTTGCCCGTGTACGGGCCCGCATCCAAAAGCTCTAAAACATGGCTTTGTTTGTGCTGAGCAGGGTCATCTGCGATTTCGCTTTCGGTATAGTCCACGGTAAAATAGTATTTAGCCGGGTAGAACTCAGGCCCTATTTTAGCAATCCATGGGCATGGATGAGCCCTGTCTAAACGATAAACTGCGTGTGTATGGGACATGCAGTCCCAAGGTTGAGCTAAATGGACGGGCATAGGTTCCGGCCATTCTTCAAGGGCGGTGTCTCCAACAAGGGCGGTTATGGGCATTCTTGCCCACATCGCGCCCCCGTGAACATTAGGTTGATCGGTTCCGTCAGCTTCACAGCCAGTGAATATCATTTGAAAACTCAAGCAACGACTAGGCATAGTCGTCACCGCAATGGCCATAGCGTGAATAAACTCACCGTGGTAATTCAAATGATTACAGGTGTACTCTCTCCGCACCCAACATTTGAAGTGCGGAATGTTGCTTTGAAGATATGGCAAGTTACTTTACCTTGCCGCCCTTGGCATAACCCTTCTTCTTCATCATGCCGCCATTAGCCATTTTGGCGACCTTGCCGCCTTTGGCCATGCCCTTCTTCTTCATGCCGACCTTGCCGCCGTTAGCCATCATGCGGACCTTGCCACCTTTGGCCATGCCCTTCTTCTTCATTACGCCGCCGTTGGCCATTTTGGCGACTTTGCCACCCTTGGCATAACCTTTCTTCTTCATGCCGACTTTACCGCCATTAGCCATTCCGCGAACTTTGCCGCCTTTAGCCATACCTTTGGACTTCATACCCCCGCCAACAAGAGAGGCAGCATACTCGTCCATCGTCATAAATTCTTTTGCCATTTCACGCTCCTACGCTTGACTTACTGAACCCTTAGTTCTTTTCCTGCGGTCGGGCATTACTACTCCACAGCCCCGGGCGACCGCTGTCCCGGCTACTTTTTTGCCCCTGAACGGCCTTTTGGCTTTCGTTTCATAGCCGACCGCACCGCCGTTTTTGAGGTTGGTGACTTTCGCTCGCTTGGTGTTTGCGACAACGGTCTTGCCTTTGGCTCCGGCTTTTTTCTTTTTACGAGCCGTTTTAGCTCGTTCAGATTTTGAGAGACTATTAGCTTTAGCTCTTGGAAGACAACGATCAGGGTTTTTCTTATCTTTTGAAGTGCCACAAGGACCTTTGATAGAGCCATCACTGCCAATCCTCACCCAATCCTGTTTGAGCCATTGTTTTAACTGTCCCATTAAGACCTCTTAGATTTTGAGTTCTTTGCCAGTTTCGATAATGTTCGCGCCTGCTGAGCATGAGCTCTTGATGCTTTTCTCAACTTGCCCGCTACCTTTTTCACCCGTGCTCTGTCGCGAGGTTTCATAGTGACTACCGGCCCTTTCGCTTTCCACCTTTTGACTTTTTAGCGTAGTTAGGGTCTTTACAGTATTTGGATGCGGCAAGATTTGCATAGGCTGACGGGTATGTATCAAACGTCCTTTTAGCCCACGCCTTTCCTTCCGGACAAATCTTACCACCACTTTTTACCTTTCCGCCTTTTTTCATGCGGACGACTGTACTTTTCCCTGCTCTACGAACGGGGCAAGCACCAGATCCAAGATTCACTACACTTCCCATCAGATCACCTTTTGAGCAATGGCAGCGGCTACGATCAAGGCAGCAATGCCCCATAGCCGCATGTCCAGTTTATCCAGTTGTTTCTGAATATCGGCATAACGTCGAGTGCACTCTTCTTCGTGCTTTTCCAAAAGCTTCAAAACGTCCTCGGCCTTCATTAACATTTCCACCTTCTACGAGCTTGGCGCAGCCGTGAATTAGGATTCTTCGCTGCCTTTGGAAACTTTTTCATCTGTCCAGCGGACCGAGCGCAGAAAGACTTTCTACGCTTGGCGTCTTTGCTGCCTTTTTTGACCTTACCTGTAACCGCTGTCTGGAGCTTACTTCCGGGATTGGCCTTTCTGTAAGCCGCAACACCAGCCTTAGTCATTCCCGCCCCAGCTTTGGTGGGGCGGAAGTTCTTTTTGTTGCGCGGCGGCATTTTTGCCTTACGCCTAGCCACGTTTCACCTAGTTAAAAAAGAACGTCACTGCCGTGATATTGGTCAGGGTTCCAACAAAGATGTCGGTTACCCGGATACCTTCAGCAGGGATGTTCACAGAGTGTGTGTCGGAAGCATTAAAGTCCAAATCAAGGACTGTAGCGCCGCCAGAACCATCTGTAACAGTGAGCCGTGGGGTTCCAGATGCAGTCTTCAACTGAATCTGTCTGATACGAGCAGGGCCGACAGCGAGAGAACCCGTGCCGGTAATCCGTTTCGTCCTTACATCTGAGCCTGCCATCGGTGACTCCTTAGAATACTGAGTATTCTAGCTCAACGGTAAACCTGCCCGCAGTGGCATCTGCGTTCAAAGTGGTCGTAGCCGCAGCGTAAAGATGTTTACTAGCGATTGCCGCCGTTACGTTTGGCTCAAACACATGAAAGTTTCCTGCGGAGTCATTGAAATTGATGTCAATCTCAGTAACAGATCCAGCAGCACTGACCTGCGGATCAAAGATGGTGACGCCTGCACCTACAATTTCTGTCCCAGAAGAGACGGCTGCATTAGTCGCCGTGCCGCTGGTGGCACTCAGTTGTAAGGAACCAACCAGTGTTTGACCTGCCGCCGTGGTGATGCCAATTACAGCTTTATGAATGAAGAACTTTGTCGCCGTCACCAGATCATCAGGATGATCAGTGTTCAGAGTTCCAAGCTCTACAAGAACGTCACCGTCAGCATATTGAGTGCTGGTATCTGTGCCCGCGAGGGTGCCTACAAATGTCTGGATTTTTCTTGTGCCAAGTGAGATCAGTTGACCGGTTGAATTGACGGAAAATCCAGTTTCCGTAATCGCACCAGTGGTGCTGCTCTCATTGATCACGTTGAAGCCCGCCTTGGAGCGGACTGAACCTGAGAAGGTTGTGTTTGCCATGTTATACTCCTGTCGTGGCAAGTGTCAGCTTTCGCTGTCAGGGATGAATTACCTTAACGCAAAAAAGAAAGGGCGGCAATAGTGCCGCCCTTTCGCTACGCCGTTCACAAGATCATTATGCGCCGGGTGTACCGAAAACGCAACGCCAATCTGAAACACCGAAGCTGTAACGCTCACGAGCCTTAAAGCGCATGTTGCCGGTATCAAAGTCGCCTTCCATGGCGGTCTTGATAGGCGAGCGGTTGAACATCTTGAAGCCGTTAGGCGCATCCGTCTTGATGAAGAACGCATCCGTGTCGGTCAGGAAGTGGTTAACCACTGCACCTTCCGGAAGCATCCCCATGTTACGGATCGCATTGGCATCATTGTCCGCCGTGCCTACCCGCAGATTGGAGTTCATCACACGCTCTGCAATGAATTGCAGCTCTTTCGGAA